TCATCAGAAGAGGTTGCAGCTTTAAGTAAGAATGCGCTTGAGGTAGCAGGTAGTACAAAGTTTACTGCCGAGCAAATTGTTGGGCTGCAAACTGAACTATCAAAGCTTGGATTTAGTGCTGAAGATGTGGTTAAGTCAACATTAGCTATTGCTAATACGGCACAAGCACTTGGCTCACCACTTGAATCTACTGCTGCATTAGTAGGTAAGGTTCGTAATCAGTTTGGTTTATTGGTTGAGCAAACAACTGAGATTGCTGATACCCTTGTAACATCTATTAATGAGAGTGCCTTATCATTCGAAAGCTTTGGAACAGCAATTCAATATGTTGGTCCAATTGCTCAAACGCTTGGATTATCATTGCAACAAACCGCTGGTGCTATGGCTGTTCTTGCAGACAATGGTTTTACTGCATCTCGTATTGGTACGGGTCTTCGTGGAATCTTAACGGAACTTGGTAAGACAAGTGGTGATGCTGAAAAGTCACTTAAACTTCTTGCGGAAAGAAACATCAACTTGGCTGAAGCATCAGAACTTGTAGGAAAAAGAAACGCAGCACAGCTTATCACCTTGTTAAAAAACCTTGATGCTATTGATGAAGCAAACACCAAGTACTATCAACAGGGTAGAGCATTGGAATCTGCCGCTACACAGATAAACACCTTCTCGGGTCAGCTTGATATTCTTACTGCTGCATTCAGGGAATTCCAAATAGGAATTGGTAACTCAATCGTTCAAAGCGATTTGTTACTTGATGTTATGGATGTGCTTAGTACTAAAGCATCCAAGACTGCAAGAGCATTTAAAATTATTTCTGAGGTTGGATTTGATTCGTATAACAAGAGTGTAGAAAATATTATTAATGGAGCAGATGAGGTAGAGGAAGCAATTCTACTTGCTGGTTCATCTGTTGAGGAATATGATGCCGCTATTGCTAAACTTTCAGGAGGTAATCAACTTTTAAAATCTATAGGTGGAGAACTTATAGATGAATATGGTAAAGAAAGAGATGCTGCTTTTGAATTAATAAACACAGTGGATGGGCTTATTGAAAAGTTTGACCAGTCTATTCAGTCAAAGAAAGAGGACATAGCAATCACTAAAGGACAAGAACAAGCTCAAAAGGTTTATGGCAAAACTGTAGAAGAAATAATAAATCAATCTATAAGGGGATTAAATGTTAATGAGGAAATAGCAGACAGCTATGACACATTAACGCTATTAATTGAAGATTTAGACAAAGAAATTGAAAAGTCAACTGGACTAAGACAACTTCAACTAAAAGCAGAGAAAGCGGTCTACAAGCAAATGCAAGAGCAATTAAACAACTCATTGAAGGATGAGGCGGAATTGCTTGAGATAAGAACAAAGTCTCAGAGAGACGCTCTCAAATTAAGACTTAACGAGATTAAAAGAGCGACAAAGGAGGAGGTTGATGCAATCAATGAGAGAGCAAAGGTTGAAACATCATTAGCTAAAACCGCTGAGGAGAGAGCAGACATTGAGGCTGAAAGAACTCAACTTGTTAGTGATGCATACAAGAAACAATCTGCTGCAATTAGAGATTTATCTAAAGAGTTTGAAACTCAGATAGATAGGATAAAGGCCGCAGCACTTGCATCAGATGACCTCGCTCAGATACTAACGTCAGACGTTATCTCTGATGTTGAGAAGGCTGTGTCTGATTACTCAAAAGAGATTAAGAAATTAAATGATGAGGTCAAGGCAGGAACAATAAGCCAAGACGAGTACAACGCTGCTCGTGATGCTCAATATGATGGCTTAATAAATAACATAAATGCCTTCAAGGATTTAGTTGACATCTCTCCAGAGGTTGCTGCATACTTTGAGGAAATAGCTAAGAAAGCACTTGAGGCGGGATATGCTATTGGAGAAGTAGGTGGTAAAACAGAAAAGACCAAGAAAGACTTTGATGACTTCAAGGAAGGTCTTGAGAAAGGAGATTGGGCAGATTACGCAAAGAAAGCCGTAGATGCACTTGCTGAATCATTATCTGAATTTAATGATACAAGTTTTGAAAACCTAAAGAACTCAGAAGAGGCAAAGCTTGATGTCGTTAAGAGTAGATACAAGACTGAAGAGGAGATATTGAAATCTCAATTAAACAATCAGTTAATCACAGAATCTCAGTTTAGAAAAAAACAAAGAGACTTGCAGAAGGCTCAACTTGTTGAGGAGAACGCAATCAATAGAACAATCTATGAAGCGGAGAAAAAACAAGATAGGAACGATGCTATCCTTGAGGGTGGTGAAGCAGTTGCTCAGGCATACATAGAAGCATTCAAGGCATATGAACCTGCAACAGCTGTTATTGTTGGTTCTATTGGTGCTGGAATCGCAGCAGCTCAAACAACTGCACAAGTAGCTGCAATCAATAAACGACAGTTTGTAGACAAGAAGTTTGCTGACGGGGGTATTGTAAGTGGACCATCACACGAACAAGGAGGCGTTCCATTCACTGTTCAAGGACAAGGTGGATACGAGATGGAAGGTGGTGAGTACATCATAAACAAGCGTGCTACGGCTATGCATAGAGACTTGCTTGATAGAATAAACAACTCATACAAATCCAATCCTACAAGAGCGAGCTACAAGTTTGCTGATGGCGGCATTGTTCCAACTATTGGAAATGAAAGTGTAGATTACCTAAAGGCTATTGCTGAGGCTACTACTTCAACGGCTATCAACTCAAACCGACCAGTTAGAGCGTACATTGCCGATAAGGACTTACGCAGTAATGCTACAGAACGTAGAATCAGAGATAGAAACGATAGACTATAATGGCTGACTTAGTATTTAGACAAGGGCAATTAAGCCAAATCAACGGGATTACATTTACAGTAACGGGAAATGTCCTTAACGCAGGTGGTGGTGTTGGAGGTGTACAAAACAGAGATGCTGTGCGTATTGTGTACACAGATGTGTACGAGAAGGCTGTGTACGCTGTTTGCGTAGACCAGAACACAGGAAGATTTGAGTTTGATACCAATGTATACCCTATAGGATTATCGTCCATTACAGGCACTGTATTCCCTTATGACAATACTGATATTGATTCGGTGTCTACATATAGAATTAATATTGATGTAGAAAATGGATTGTACTCAAAGGCTTATGCTCAATATGCATCCAATGTATCTTACTCACTTATCGTACCTGCGAAAAGAAATGAGTACTTTGGTATAGCACAGACATTGGTGACTAATCCAGAGGTTGTATTTGTTGACCTTTGTGATAACAAGGCATATGGGGTAGGTTTTTCAGAAGGTAGCTTTGACACACTAAACAACCGATTCAAGTCTACATTAGAATTTAATATCGCAACACGATAGTATGGAGTTTAAATTAGAAATCAGTAGAGACAATGTTAACTATTATGAGGTTGACTTGTTTCCGCAACAACGATTAGAGTACGATTTAGACTTTTACGATACTCTTGATATAGATAAGGTAAAGATTCCTTTCTATACCACAATGCGTATCCCCCTAACAACAAACAATAAGGCATCAAATAGATTTAACTTTGAGCCTCTGTCTTCTCTATCGGGTGATTTCCCAAAAGATGATTTCTACTTTAAGATAACTGTTTTTGGAAGCAGTACTAACACAGAGATAGAGGGTATATTAAATGTAACATCTTTTGAATACAACTCCTCTGAACCTTACATTGAGGTAGATATAAAGGATTACATATCAAAATACCTCTCAAAGGTAAAGGATTTTAATCTCGGTAGTTTATATGCAATTGATTCTTACTATGCAAACAGAAGAACCTTTGCACAGTTCTTAGATGTAACATCGGGTGTTGGTGAAGCAGGAGTTATCGGTCAAAACCCCGATTACACAAGACCTATATCTTTTCCATACATAGACTTTGTAAACGATGTAGACGGTAAGTTTGGATATGCAGCTCGTCAGTTCCTGGAGTATGGGCCTGGATTGAGCAGAACGGGCATTATGCCTGTGTTCTCCGTGCCTAAGTTCTTTGAGTACATTGGTAGAAACCTTGATGCTCAGTTCTCAAACTTTGATGTACGAGTTGATTCTAAGTTGTTTGGCATTGGACAATACGCTGGCTCTCCACAATATCCAGACTTTCAGCCCGAGAAGTTACATATGGTTGTGCCGTCACAGCTACTTGCAAAGCAAGATGTAAATACAAGAAACTTTTCAATAAGGCAATCACCTGCTTGGGCAGGGGTAAACACCAACCTTGCTACTTGTACCAACCTTTTAGGCTCACAAAACCTTATACACACAGAATGGTTTGGAGCGATGGAAACCGCTGGAAACTATGGCACGGATGGCGAGGGACAACCATTATACTCTGTTGAACAATGGGGAGCAAGCAAGCGTATGTCTTTTTACCCATACGACTTTGTTAATGGATTTGATGAGGATGGTATACGAGGATTCTTTTGTCCAAAGGTTTCTTTTAACGCTTCATTAGGATTATCATCTGGACAAACATCTGCTACAATATCGGGTCTAAAGTATGAGATTCCAATCATACAGGAAGACAAGATGGTAGTAAATCTATTTCCATCTGACCCTAATTCAACAATCAGATTTAGATTGAACGTAGGAGTATATGCTGATGGAACAATTAAGAAGCAAATACCTCTTCAAGACTCTCAAGGTAATGAGATAATATTAGATACCTCAACAGCATCTCCGATTCAAGGGTACTCCAATAAGAATGATTACACAGTTGACTTTGACTATAAATCTTGTCGCACTGGAGCGGGTATATTAAACAATGCTGGAGCAATAGTTGGTCCATTTTCAAATTGGTTCGATACACTTGAGTTTGAACCCGTAACAGTTTATTTCCCTCAAGATGAGGAGATGTTTATTGATGGCGGTAGTGAGTACAGTATAAACTATTTCTTAGAGCCATTAGATGGAACATTGGTTGTTGAGTACATAGATGATTATTTGTACCAACCTCCAAATGCACCTATACCTCCATATTGGTATCAAGCAACTACTGCTCAAGGGACATTTGAAGTTTACGATATAAAGAAGGCTATTACAAGAATTGGCAATCCAGACGGAACAGGTGATTATGGTCGCTTAGATATTAAGTTTACTTCAAACGCAGATACCTTCTTGTACAAAACAGATGATGAGTTTATAATATCTGAATCAATAGATAAGACTTGTCCTTTATCTGTTCAAGAAATCTTATTGGCCGTACTAAAGCGTTTTGACTGTGGATTGTTTTATGAGTTTGATAACTCTACATCTGAACACGTCCTTCGTGTAGACCCATTATCTATAGCAAGAACTGGTGGACAAGACATAAACCAATATGTTGATGACTTGAAGTCTGTTCTAATAACCGATGGTGGAGATAAAATAAAGTCGCTTGAGTTAAATAACGCTGACTATGGTTTATACTTTGATGATTTAGATAACGATAAAGTTATCATAGGTTCTACAAAGCAAGACATAAATCAAGATGGTGTAGCAGAATTAAAGATAGACTTAAATTCTTCTATATACTATAAATCAGTTTGTGGAGACGAAGGTCCTTCTTACGATGATTTAACAAACTATGATGCATTCAGTCAAAACGAAATAGGTTTTACGGAGAACATATTTACTCAAAACAAGGATGTTGGTTTAAGGTTTGCGTTCTTAGATAAGCCATTGTACAAAACAAATCTTTTAGTTCCTTATGTTGTATTAAAGGGATTTGCTACCAATGAGAAAATGAATACGGAGTCTCAAGTTATTCAATCAAACTTTTATGCTCCTACATTAACAACTAACATTGGTGGACAGCATATCTTTAATGGTAGATTATTCCATTACAATACTGCTGGATGGAATCTAATGTTTGAGGATGAGGATGGTAATGCTACAGATAGTTACGACAACATCTTTGCTGTATCCGAGAAGATATTACAATCAGAGAATCCTCGTATCACCTTTGATATGGTTGTGCCCACCTCGGACCTTGCATCATTAGACTTCTTCTTGCAGACACTATCTGCTACAAGATTCACAGCCAATCCTATATTGGTTAAGAGTGCAAAAGGCGATGTGTTTGATGATTACGCTTACTTAACAATTGAAGGTATACTACAATAATTGTAAATTAATACGATGGCTACATACAATGACTACCCAAAATCTGCTACTAACAACGCCAAGAAAGTTCTTGAGTGGAAGGAGAAGTATGGAAGTGAGGTAAAGGGTATGACTGCTGTAGGTTGGGCCAGAGCAAGACAACTTGCTTCAAGAAGAAAACTATCCTATGAGACTATTGCAAGAATGGCTGCGTTTAATCGCCACAGAAAGAATGCTGCGATTGACCCTAAGTATAAGAACGAGCCTTGGAAAGATAGAGGCTATGTTGCTTGGCTCGGTTGGGGAGGAACAAGTGGCGTTAATTGGGCAATTAGAAAAGCTGAAAGTATACGAAAAGGAACAGTTAAGGCAAGTGCTGATGTGGCTGACCTCCCGTGGGGTGACCGTAAAGTCAAGAATGTTCCCGCTAACAAGAAAAAGGATTGATTGGATTAAATCCTTCCCTAAAAAACTAAAGAATGGATAAATTACCATTATTTGATATATCATTAGAGGACATCGCACAAGGGATGTATAAAATCTCCCTTGTAGATAAGCCCGCTATTGAGGAGAACTTCATCTATTTCAACGAAGTTGAGAGAGTTGCTATGTTTGCCTCTGATGAAAAGAAAGAGGTTGTAGGACCTATTATGATTCCTAACAAGGAAATCCTACGCTTCAGCCCCGATATGGGATACTACTATGTACGCTTCACAAAGGAGACTATTGAGGAGATTATGTACAAGTATTCTAAGGAAGGGTTGTTTAACGCATTTGGTATTAACCACGCTTATGATACTGATGAGGTGGTTATGCTTGAAGTTTGGATGAAAGAGTCTGATAACGATAAGTCTAAGGACTATGGTTATAACCTTCCAAACGGAACTGTATTCGTAAAGGCCAAGATTGAGTCTGACGAATTGTTTACTTCAATCAAGAGTGGGGAGATAAATGGTTTCTCCATCGAGATTAAAGCAGATATTAAACCAACAAATAACGAAAATCAAATGAGTGAATTTGCTTTTGCGAAAGAGTTGGGTAAAATGGAGGCTCAATTTGAGGCTACTATTAACCAATTCAACGCTAAAATTGAAGCCCTTGAGAACGAGAATGCATCTCTTCTTGAGGCAATGACCTCTCTTGAAGATAAGTTCGGTGGCGTAGAAGACCTAAAGTCTGCTATCGAAATGATTCAAAAGCACGTTGAATCTATGGGAGCTTCTCAAGAAGAAGAAGAAATGGCTGAACACGGAGATGAAGAAAAAGAAGAAATGGCCTCTGAAGTAAAGGAAGAGGTAATGGCTTCTGATGAAGAAGAAAAGTACGAAGCTACTGAAGAGGTAGTTGAGGAAAATCTTCAAGAAGAATTTGCTGCTACAGATGCAGAAGTTGAGGAGCAATTTGCTGCTGAACAAAAGGCTGAAGAAGTAGTTGAAACAGTTGAAGATAAGACTGTAGTTTTTGATGCGATTACTCCTGAAAAAGTAAATCTAATCAATAACTTCTTCAATCGCAAGTAATTATTGTAAATTAAGTAAAACGAATCTTTTTTAAACTTATATAAAATGAGTGTAACTATTTCAAACTTGCCATACGGTGACAGACGTCCAGACTTGTTCATCGATGCAATGGTAAAATCAGCGGCTGTATTGAACCGCTTCCGTCTTATTGACGGTGTAAAAGCTAAAGTAAACGTGCCTATCTTTGATGCTTCATTGACTTTCGGTAACGACCTTTGTGTATTTGACCCACAATCTGCTGCTTCTGTAGCTGAAAAAGAAATGACTGTTGAAACTTACAAGTGGTCTTTCTTGAACTGTAAGGACGCTCTTGAGTCTTCTTACCGTGGTTTGTTGTTGAAGCAAGGTCAGCACAACCCTGAGACTATGGATGCTGAATTCAAGGACTGGGTATTTGACTACTTCGCAAAACTATCTGCTCAGAAGGCTCTTGAATTGGCTGGTACTGAGTTGACTACTGAGATGGCTGCTGATGCTGATGTATTGGACTACGATACTAACGCTGCTATCAGCTCAAGCAACATCCTTGACTTGATGGAAGGTGCTTACCAAACAATGTCTGACGTTATGTTGGCTGCTGTTTACGGAGATGCTGACCGTGACTTCAAACCTACTTACTTCTTGGGAACTGCTGCAATGCAAGCTTACCAAATCGCTATCGCTGGTTTGTACACTACTACTCCTCAAGGTGTTGTTGAAGGTGGTATTCCTTCTTACTACGGTATGGAAGTAGCTCACTTCGCTTCAATGCCTGCTAACGAGTTCATCATCGCTGCACCACAAAACTTGGTTATGTTGACTGATGACTACAACGATGTTCGTGCTATCGATATGAAGTACGAAGCTGAATTGTCTTCAGATAAAATTTGGGGTCAGTTCAAGTTGGGCTTCTCTTACTTGAAAGGTGAAGAGATTGTCTACGCAAAGAACTTCGCATAATAATTAAATAATAACGGAAGGGCTTCGGCCCTTCCTTTAATACCCTATAACAAATGGCTTGTAATGTAACTCTTGCTGATATTTCTTACTCTTGTGACGATGTTGCAATTGGTGGTATCGTAGAATTGCACGTTGCTAACAAATCTGACGCTGAATCTGCATTGACAGGCGTTGGTTCTGCTGACCGTGCAATTACTGCTGCTACTGCGGTAACAGGTGTCTCTCAAATCTCATTCAACAACAAGGATGGATTTTCTGTATTTAGCGAAGTAAAAACTGTTAGTGCTGATGGTATCGTTGCTACTGTACCAACAATCTCTGTTGAGCTTCCTAAAATGACTGCTGATAAAATCACAGCTCTTAACAACATCTCTAAAGGTGGTGCTGAATTGGTTGCCTTCGTAAAAACTGCTGCTGGAACTTACCACGTTTGTGGTTTGGACTACGGTCTTTACGCAGGTACTGTAGATGCTAACTCTGGTACTGGTCGTGCTGAAAAGAACCGCTTCCAACTTACCTTAACTGGTGACGAGCAAGGTCTTTCTTACAGCATTGATGCTGCTGACTTCGCAACTGCAACTGCTTAATAGCAATCTTGTAAATTATAACAAGGGGAGTGGAGAAATCCTCTCCCCTTTTTAATATATAATATATGGCTTTCAATTGTAGCATTCTATTAAGCGATATTGATATCAACTGTAACAAGCGAGTAACAGGTGGTATCAAGAAAGCTATCCTACTATTACAAAAAGACTTGACTATTACCTTTGACCCTATTGATGAGACACAGGTAACTCAAGTAGACACATTAAACACTGTAACCTTTGCACACAATACAAAGGATGGTGTAACCACATTCACAGAGAATAAAAACACATCCAATGGATTGGGTGTAGTAACTACAGATATTACTATCCAATCTCCAGCAGTAGACAATAAGGTTAATCAAATAGACCTTATGAGCCGCAGAGAAGACATCTGCTGCATTTTATTGCACAACAACGATACTGTGACTATTTCGGGTTGGATGGATGGCTTAACGATGAACTATGAGGCTAATAGCGGTACAGGTACATCTGATAAGTCTTATGTTAATATCACACTAAACACCCAAAGTGGAATTGCTTCTTTGGCTATTGACGATAAATCAGTATTTTCTGACCAAACCATATTTGAGTAATGGCATATTTAATTAACAAAGGAACTGGATATATGAAGGATGCGGTAACAACTCCTTCTGTAGAAAAGAATTACCTTTATGTACAAGGCGGTTATAGCGGTTCAGTTGTAAATTCTATTGAGGGAGAAGGTTTGGTATTCTTTTTACAACTACACGATTAAAAATAAAATAAAATGGCATACGAAAATATTTCTAAAGAAGGCAACTTCTACCAATCAGCTACGGGAGATTATGGTTTCCGTCTGTTAGAGGCAGCAGAGTCTGCTACAGATGGTTTCCGTGCAATCCAAGCATTGGAGGCTTCAGAAGTAACAACCACTACACAAGTAGGTGATGCGTTGACTGCTGTTGCTTTACCTGAGGGTTCAGTAATCTACGGTAAGTTCGATAGTGTTACTTGTGTTAGCGGAAAGGTTCTCGCTTACAAAGCAGTGTAATGAACTATGTTAGGACTACTAAATACCGTCTTGAGCAAAGGTGGTTCACTATTAACCTATGTAAAGGAGGGACTTGTTATGGCAAATAGATTCTTATCCCCACCTAAATTAAGCTTCCCTGCGAATGCTTCTGCCGAGTTTGACGGGGCGAGTGATTACATTGATACGGCATCTTTGCCGTTAGACACATTTACCAATTTTACTATTTCTGGGTGGTTCTATCTTGACAATTTAAGCACTACACGGGTTTTGCTTGGATTTGGCAATAGTTCAAACAATTTTCCTATTATAGTTCTTGAAGCACAAAGCAGCGGAGTAGCAAGGTTTTTTGTAAGAGATTCGGGTAGTTCATCCGCTTCAGTAGATTCTTCAGCGGGAGCCGTAACAACTGGCAAATGGTATTTTCTTGCTGGAACAAGAAGCGGAAACGATTATAAAGGATATTTAGACGGGAGTTTAACCGCAAGCGTTACCACAAGCGCGGTAGATGTTGAAGGTGAATTAGACGTTTTTGGTATTGGTCGTTTAAGTAGATTGGGCCCAAGCGGATATTTCAAAGGCAACCTCGCCAACGTCGCAATATGGAACCGCGCACTTTCAAGTGATGAGATTAATTCCGTGATGTGGAAATCTTACACCTTGCTAAACACCTCCGAAAAAGAGGGACTACAAGCTTGGTACTCATTGGAAGAATCAGAGCTATTAAGCGGTGACAGCACTCCTACGCTTGAGAAATATGCAGAGGTTAACAAACTTACATTTGAAGGAAAACAGTGCCTACAAGACGCTTTAAATGCCTTACCAACGATTACAGATGCAAGACTGTATTCTGCTAAATACGACATCAGAGTTAGTGCTGATGGTGGTACAGTAGAATCTTTAGATTGTGTTGAAACAGAATTAAACGCTATAGTATGAGCAGCTTAAAAGATTTAGCAAGTCTAATAATGGTCCCGTCTATGTACAAGGACGGAAGACTTGATACAGTAAAGCCTTTAGGCAATAGTATATTACATCCCGATGCCACTGGTAACAATGATGGTACTGATGGTTCTACACCTGCGGAGGGTAACTTTACTTTTAGTAGGGGTTCAAATCTTGCTGCTACGAGGGTAGATGTTAATGGCTTAATTGAGAAGGGTAGAGAGAATCTCTTGCTGCAATCAAATCAGTTTGATACTACTTGGATAAATGGAAATAGCACCGAGACTGGAGGGCAACCCGATAAAGATGGAGGTAATACTGCTTGGCTTTTAACTAAAACGAATTCGGGTGGTTATCTTCATCAAAACATTAACCCAAATGGCGTTCAAACATTTAGTGTTTACGCAAAGGCTGGAACTCTAAATTGGATTAGAGTACGCTCAACTGCAAGCAGTATATATAGTGCTTATTTTGATTTATCGGGAAGCGGTTCGGTAGGTACAACTCAAAGCACAATAGATGCAAAAATTGAAAGCATAGGAAATGGATGGTTTAGATGCTCTATTGCTTTTAATGACTCTATCATTAATGTTAGAATTTACCCTGCAGATGCCGACAACGACACAAGCGGCACAAGTGGTAATATCTATATTCAAAATGCACAAGTAGAAAGTGGCTTGGTAGCAACTGACTACATTGAAACAGGAGCATCTACTGCACAAGCAGGTATCTTGGAGGATATGCCTCGCCTTGACTATTCGGGTGGTGCTTCGTGTCCTTCTCTTTTACTTGAGCCGAGTAGGACTAACTTTGTAACGGATAGCGAATACTTTGCAGGTCTTAATTTATACGGAAGTATAAATGCTACATATGGTGCTTACACTAATCCTTCAGGTCAAGACTCTGCTTACCTGTTGGAAGCAACAAGTGCTATATCTCGTATTCAAACACTCTCCTCAACAGGAGATGGTAATGA